AACAAATTCCAATTAGCTGAACTCTTACATAAGACAGTTGCTGAGATAGAGCAAATATCATATGAAGAATATCAATTATGGCTAGCATATTTTAAAATAAAAGCAGAAAAACAAAAAAATGGCTAATCAAACTTATAAAATTAAGCTAACTGCATTAGATAAAACTAAAGCAGCTTTTAATGCAGTTAAAACTAATTTAACTAAAGTTAAAAATACTGCTAGTGGTGTCACTACTGCTGTCGGCAGGACAACATCTGCTTTATCAAAGGCTGCTGTTTCTTTTGGTTTAGTGGCTGCTGCTGTTGGTGCAACAATTAAAGCAACTTTAGATTATGCTGATGCAGTTGGTAAAAGTGCAACTAGAACTGGTTTATCAACAGATTTAATTCAAGCACTGCAAATAGCCTTCATAGAAGCTGGTGCTTCTGCTGAAACTGCTGAAAAAGCATTAACCAAATTCACTAGAAGTGTTGGTGATGCACAAAAGGGTCTTAAAACCTACTCAGATATTTTTAGAGATTTGGGTGTAGAGATAGAAGATTCAGAAGGCAAGTTCAGAGGTGAAGAAGTTGTATTGCTTGATACTGTAGATGCAATAAGCCGATTAAGCTCAACCACTGAAAGAGCTACAGTTATGGCAAATCTATTTGGTAGGTCAGGTATCATTATTGCAGATGCCTTCAAAGGTGGTTCTGATGGTGTTAAAGAATTTCTTAGAAGGTTGGATGATTTAGGCATAGGTTTAAATGAACAAGGCATTAGAAATGCTGAAACATTAAACGATTCAATGTTTGTCCTTACCAAACAATTTAATACTATAAAAGATGAAATTCTTTTAGGATTCATACCTGTTTTTCAGGATGTTGTTAATTTCTTTCAAAAATATTTCCATGAATTGACTGTTGCAAATGGTGGAACAGAGGTTTTCGCACAGACATTGGCTAAAAATGCTATAACTGCATTAGCTAATTTCCTTGATGCGATAGGTAATGTGATGGTAGAAACTAAGAAATTCGGCATAAGAATCAATATAACTAAATTAGAGCTGAAAGGTTTAATTGATGGCTTAATACAATCCTATGATGAATTCGTAAAACTACCTTTCGTTATCGGACTAACCTCAGACCAAATTGCAGGGTTAATGGGCATTGTTACAGATAATTTAGGTAATTTTATAGACTATACAGATGAAATTAGAGGATTAGAAACACAGCTAGAAAATGTAAAAAATCCAATGGATGCAGTAGTCGCAAGATTGTTAAAACTTAGAGAGGAAGTAGGAAGCAATACAGAAGCCTATGCTACTTTGACTGAATTTATTGAAGCATTTAGAAAGGCTGGTGAAGCCAACCAAACATCATTAACAGACCAGCAAAGTGCTTTCGAGAGATATAAACAAGAATTAGAAGATTCTACACTTGCAATAGAAAATGCAACTATTAAAGCATTTAGAGGTATGGAAGATGCATTAGTTAATTTTGTTAGAACAGGAAAGTTAGACTTCAAATCAATGGTTGACTCAATGATTGCTGACTTGATTAGATTGAGCATACAACAAGCAATAACACAACCATTATTCGAAAGATTTAGTTCTTCAAGTTTCTTTGGTAATATAAAATCATTCTTCGGTACAGATGTGCCTTCAGGCGATGGTGGTGGTTTCACTGGATATGCTGCTAGAACAGGTGGCATAGATGGTAAGGGTGGTTTCCCTGCTATACTGCATCCGAATGAAACTATTATTGACCATACCAAAGGACAACAAATGGGAATGTCAGCACCTTCAGTTAATTTCACAATCCAAGCCACCGATGCAAGTGGCTTCGATGAATTACTATCATCAAGAAAGAATCAAATCGTAGCTATGATTTCACAAGCTATGAATCAAAAAGGTAAGGTAGGTTTAATCTAATGGCAGGTGCATTTCCAACAACTAAAAAACCTAGAGTTTTTAATTTTACTTCTAACAGACCCAATAACACAGCCTATACTTTAAGTGGCAAAAGGTCAGTAAAACAGTTTGCAGCCCAATACTTTAGCTTCAGTGCACAAATGCCACCAATGAAACAAGCAGATTTTCAGCAATACTATGCCTTTTTAGTTAAACAGAAAGGTAGCTTTGAAGATTTTACTTTTGAATATCCACTAGACAACTTAGGTGCTGATAAAGGAGAAACAGATATACTAGCTAATGGTGTACAAGCGATAGGCGATTCAACAATCGCTATGGATGGCTTTAGTGTTTCTACCGATGATGTTTTAAAAGGTGGTGACTTAATTAAGTTTAGTGGTCATAACAAAGTTTATATGGTCACAGGCGATGTTAATTCCAATGCCAGTGGTCAAGCCACTGTATCTATTGAACCACCCTTACAAGCAGCATTAGCAGACAATGAAGCAGTCACAGTTAATAAACCATCATTTACTGTTGCTTTAGTACAAGATGATGTGTTGTATGGTACAGATGCAGCAGGTTTCTTTACACTATCATTTGATGTTCGTGAGGTATTGTAATGGCAAGGACATTAAGTTCTAACATACAAACACTAATTCTACAGGAAGGGGTAAGAATTGTTCACTTATTGAATATTCAGACCTCAACACCAATTACAGTTACAAATCATGTTAAAGATTTAACTTATGATTCTGTTACTTATTCAGCAGGGGGTAATTTTGTTGATTTACAAGAAGCACAAGAATCAGGAGACTTAGAATATTCAAATATGAATATTTCCCTAAAGAATGTAACTACTACAGTTAGAGACATATTCAAGGGTGAAGATTTTGTAAACAAGTCAGCAAAAATATATGTAGCTTTTTTAGATGCTGATGAAACTTTATTGGATGCTTATTTGTTTTTTGAAGGTACAGTCGCTAATGCTTCTTTAGTGCAACAGAAAGATACATTTGCAGTCAATATAGGTTTAGCTAATCAGTGGAAAAATTGGAACATCATCAAAGGCAGAAAATTTACCAGCACATCACAGAAATCAGTATATCCCAATGATAAAGGGCTTGATTCAGCCCACTTAACTAATTCAGATGTAAGGTGGAATAGATAATGGGTGCTTTTTTTGCAGCAATAGGTCAAGCTATATCAACTTTTGTAACCTTTTTAAGCAATCCCTATACTCAAGCAGCATTATTTATTGCTAGTGGAGTACAGTCTCATAGAACCAATAAAAAGCTCAAAAGAGGGCAAGACATTCTGCTGACTAAGTTTGGCACTGGTGCTGGTATTCCTGTTGTTTATGGCACAAGAAGAGTGGCAGGTACTGTAGTGTTCATGGAAACTGTTGCCAATAAAGAACTCTTTGTCGTTTATGCATTAGCAGTTGGTGAAGTTGAGAACATATCGGATTTAAGAATAGATGGTAGGTCAATTAATGATACTTCTGTCTATCGTCAAGGTTATGTTTTGAGAAAAGAAGGCAATTACTTTGGTGGTACAGTAGCATCAGAAAATACTGTAGATATTGGCAATGTCTTGGGTGGAGCAGGTGGTGATAATCCAAGAATGGTTTTTAACTTGCATCATGGTTCTACCACACAAGAAGCAGACCCAATGCTTTATCATGTTTTTGATGGCACGAATTCTAGACCTAATAGCTGGTCACAAGAGCATAAATTATCTGGCATAGCTTATATTGCTGCTAACTATGAATACGATACACAAGGTATGTTTACTGGCATACCTAATCTAACTGCTGTCGTGAAAGGTAAGAAAGTATTAGACACTAGAACATCAACAACAGGATGGTCAGATAATCCTGCTTTAATTCTCTATGATTACCTAACCAATGATGAATATGGTAAAGGCATAGCAACAAGCAAAATAGATACCACATCTTTCAATACTGCTGCTAATGATTGTGAAACAGATGTCCAAACAATAACTCATAGCAATGTAGCAATCATAAGAGCTTCTACAGATACAGATAGGATTGAAATAAGTGGACAAGATAATTTCAATAAAATAAAAACAGGCACGAATATATCTTTCACAGCCAACAGCACTACCTACTTTTCAGGCAAAGTAATCAGTAAAGATAATAGTGGTTTCTCTGATGAGTTTGACACTGCTTATCGTAGAAGATATTTCATAGATTTAGAAGATGGTGCAGTAACCACAGCCATTACATCTAGTACCACTGGAACAATAACAGAAACACAAGATAGGTTTGAAACCAATGCAGTCATAAATACCGATGAATCGGTGTTAGAAAATACCAAAGACCTTGTAGCAAATATGAGAGGTATCTTCAATTACACCAATGGTACATATTCCATAAAGGTTGAAGGTACTGAAACACCAGTTCTCAATTTAGATGAAGATGATATTTTAGAAGCAGGTATTGAATTATCTCTAGAAAATAAAGAGCAGAAATACAATAGAGTTGAAGTTGAGTTTTATAACTCATCCAAAAACTACGAAGCCGATACAGTTGTTGTTGAACATAGTCCATTAAGCGATGATGGTGGTGAATTGCTTGAACACAGAGTTCAGTTCCCTCATGTTACCAATCAAAGAATTGCTTACAATCATGCCAACGCGATATTAAATAGGTCAAGAAACAACAGAACGATATCTTTTGTTGCAACACCTAAAGTATTGAAAGCAAAAGTTGGTGAAGTTATTACCATTACTAGCTCTGATTTAGGTTTATCACAAGAGCAATATCGTATAACTCAAATGACAATACAGCCTGACTTAAATATACAAGTTAGTGCAGTAGAATATCAGGGCAGTATATATGGTTGGAATAATCCACCAGAAGAACCGATAGAAGCATCAGAATTGCCACCAGACCCATACAGGGTTGAACAAGTAACTAATCTCAACTTTATACAAAAAAGTGGTTCTACCCCAGCGTACTTGTCTTGGACTGATGCTGATGGCTATACCAGTTTTGAATTTGCAGTTAAAGTTTACGATGCCATCAATCAGGGTGGTAATGTCATTAGGGATGGCAGAGTTAAAGAAAATAGATTTTATTTGCCTGAATTGCCTAAAGCCAATGGTTATTCTGCTGAAGTAATATCTATCAATACATTGGGTATTGAATCAGACCCTACACCACTTAACTCATTTGATGTCACAGTAGACCCAGTTATTAATGATGACATAGGTAATGGTGCAGTAGACACTGATGAAATCAATCAGGGTGCTATTGGTGGGATGCAGTTCACAGAAACCAAAGCCTATTATGGCACTGGAACATTTAATAACAGCAACACACCTTTTTATGTTGATACCAGCTCCAACTTCTCACTAGGTAGTGCTTTGTCTTTCAATGGCACAACTCTAACCATAGGTGGCTATGCCACAGATACCGATATTGCTGATTTCATTACTGGTGCAGAAGTCAATGCCAATGTCACATCCATTAGTGGTGGTGTTATACAAACAGGCACAATATTGGCTGATAGGATGAATGTATCTACAATTTCATCCATTGCAGCAGACTTGGGTTCAATTACAGCAGGTTCTATTAATATAGGCTCTGGTGCATTTACAGTATCAAGTAGTGGTGTTATGACAGCGACAGGTGCAACTGTATCTGGGAACATTACAGCAACTACATTGAATGTTAGTGGTGCAACTGTTACAGGTACACTTGATGCAGAAGTCATAACCTTAAATGGCACACCATTGGATGACATCTTTGCTTATAACAGTGGCACTGGAGAAACAACTATTAGTGGTAGTGAAAGTTTGACTGGTAATCTATCCATTGGTGGCAACTTAACTGTCACAGGGGATGTTGAAACTACAGGACATCATAACAAGCTAGTATTTTCTACAGATGGTAAAGGTCTTAAATTTGGTGATTCATCAATCTTATATGAATGGACAGCCACTTCAACTGGTACAGAAGATTGTTGGTTTGGTCATTCTAATGCATCAGCTTTGATTGGTTTAAATAGTAGCAAACCATCTTTTTACGATGGCTCTAACTTTAATGGTATAGCTTATAAAAATGCCACAAGTGGCTATGTTGTCGTAGGCACTGATGTTGATTTGAAGTTTGATTCTATTGGTGTAGGTACTGCTGCCAGTGGTACAACTGGTGAAATAAGGGCAACCAACAATATTACTGCTTATTATTCAGATGCTAGGTTAAAAGACTTTGAGGGTGTCATACCAAATGCTCTTGAGAAATTATCAACTATCAATGGTTATTACTTTAAAGAGAACGATAAAGCCAAAGAATTAGGTTATAACAATCCAAATAGACAAGTAGGGGTATCGGCTCAAGAAATATTGGATATCATGCCTGAAGCAGTTACAGAAGCTCCTATAGATAAAGAATACTTAGCAGTGCAATACGACAAGTTAGTGCCATTGTTAATTCAAGCGATTAAAGAATTAAAACAAGAAGTAGAGGAACTTAAACAATGACATT